TAGCGCACCTGCTTTGGGAGCAGGGGGTCGTGGGTTCGAATCCCGCTACCCCGACGAAAAATTCAAGTCAAGAAAAATTGAATGGTGTTGAGCTGATACAGTTTGTATCGGCTTTTTTCGTTTATGTAAATTAGACACAATTATACCCCGTTTTAGGGCAAATAAAGAGGGGATTTCTTTGAACTATCTTTGAACAAGTTTCTCTATTTACATTCGTTTAGGGGAAATTAAAGCAATTTCCTATCAAATAACCCCGATTCAAGCTGTTTAATGCATTTTTAAACCTTTAAAAAACATTAAAACAGTATATGGCAACATTTAAAGCAGTTGTTTTTCAAACTGGAAGACACATAAAACTAGATGGAACATCTAATATAAAGATTAGAATATATCATAATAGAGAGTCACAGTATATATCTACCGCTTATTATATCCGCCCTGAAAACATGGACGAATCCGGAAGAATCTTATCGGGAGTGACAAACGGAGAAATGATAGAATACGAAATAAATGCGTATATCCAGAAGATCCGGAGAGAATATTTAAAATTGGGGCAAGATAGAACACAATTCATGTCTTGCATGGATCTCAAGGAGGAAATAGAAAAATCTCTCGCTCCTGATGCTGAATTTATAGACTTCGTAGAATTCGCTCAAAACATAGTAATTCAGACGAAAAAGAAGAAAACAGCCGAATGGTACAGCTCTTCTATCGATACTCTATGCTGGTACACGAAAAGGAAAAAGATAGATATTAAGTTAATCACCTCATTCCTACTAAATAAGATGATAAAAGACCTGTATCAATCAGGCCCAGCAGGTATTCCGCTAGAACCTGGCACAATAAGCCATTATCTTAGAGGCTTAAGAGCATTATACAACAAAGCCAAACTCTATTATAACAACGAGGACTTCGATATCATAAGAATACCTGGTGATCCGTTTAAAAAGGCAGAGATTCCGGAGTATCGAAGAAAAAGAAAGAATATAGACATCAATACCTTATTAAGAATTCGAGATTTCCAGTCCGATAAAAGACGAACTAATATGGCACGAGACGTATTTATGATGATGTTTTACATGATGGGGGTCAACATCAACGACCTTTATAGTATTTCGTGCGAACGTCGTGGAAGATTAGAGTACACACGTTCAAAAACGAATACGGATAAGAATCACGAACAGGTACCACTTTCCGTAAAGATCGAACCGGAACTTCGCACACTTCTTGATAAATATACAGAAGGGTATTTCCTCTCCTACTTTCATACTAACTATTGCAGCTTGAACAATTTCATGCGTGCAATCAATAGTGGGCTGAAAGACATTTGCTTGAATTTAGAGATTGATTTTAAAGTTACTACTAATTGGGCGCGCCACAGCTGGGCCAGCTTGGCAAGAAACAAAGCCGGAGTACCAAAAGCTGACATCGACTTCTGTCTTGGCCATGTGAACAATGACTATAAAATGGCTGATATTTACATTGATATAGATTATAGTATTTGCGACAAGGCAAATCGCGCTGTATTGGATTTATTGCAAGAAAAAGAAGAAAAAAAAGACTGAAACGTTTGCAAATACAAAAACTCTCTCTATATTTGCAAACATAATGGTGTTGAGCTGGATAAAACAATGATTTTATCCGGCTTTTGTTGTTCCTATACAATTTAATAGCTTTTAATTACTGAAACCTATCTCCTCTTTATGTTATGCGCCAAAAAACAATGACGCATGGAAATTACAGTATCAAAAACAGCTTTATCAGATAAGTTAAAATCAGTCGGGCGAATTATACAGCCTAAAAACTCATTACCTGCCTATGATAACTTTTTGTTTGTTATAGATGAATTTGGAGTCATTCTAGTAACCGCAGGTGAAGAAGGTGGACGCATCTCTACAAACATAGATGGTACCGCAGACTTCACCAATTACACTTTCATGGCTAATGCAAAAACATTACTTGACGGACTAAAAGAGATTCCCGAACAACCTTTGATTATATCCATCCTTGAAAAGGAATTGATTGTCAAGTATGCAAACGGTAAGTTCTCAATACCTATTGAGAAAGGAGATCAATACCCATCTATGAGTACGGATGATACCGCCAGCCCATTTCTTGTATCAGGCAATGATTTATTATACGGAATAAGGCAAGTTTTGATCTGTAGTGCCAATGATGAACTCCGTCCGGTAATGAATGGTGTCTATTTTGATATCGGTTTAGATTCAATGTCATTTGTCGCAACAGATGGTACCCGCCTAGCAATGATTGAGAATCCATCCGCTTATACGCGCAAGGAACGGGCGGCCTTTATCCTGCCGAGCAAGTTTGCTAAAGTACTTTCTAACATTGTTCCAGAAGATTGCATGGAAGTAGAGATATCGGTAAATCAGACTAATATTTTATTTGAGTTTGATTCATACCGGTTAATCTGCCGTATGATCGAAGGCCGGTATCCTAACTATCGCGCTGTTATTCCTCAAAAGCAACCAAATCGTGCTGTATTAAAGAAAGCTGATATTGTGTCAGCTTTAAAGCGCGTATCTGTCTTCTGTGATGAAAGTTCGTCTTTGGTAGTCCTCAAGTTCGATTCTGACTCTCTTAAAATTGCAGCTCATGATTTAGATTTTTCTAAGTCTGCAGAAGAAACGATTACCCTGCAGTCAGGCTGTAATATTGAAATCGGCTTTAGAAGTAGCTTCTTGATTGAAATGATGAATAACATTCCTTCGGAAGATATTGCCATCACTATGAGCGATCCATCGCAGGCTTCACTTCTTACCCGCTGCGACGAAGAAGTAAAAAGCTTAACCTATCTATTAATGCCTTTATCAATTAATAATTAAAGTCATGGGAAAAGAGAACCAATCATTTAAACAGGTTATTCAATCTTATTTAGAGCAACGTGCAAAGAGGGATTCCCTCTTTGCCACCTCTTTTGCGAAGCAAAATAAGAATATAGATGAATGTTGCAATTACATTATAGGTGAAGCTAAAAAACGCGGTGGGAACGCTGTATTCATGTCTGACGATGAAGTATTCGGGCTTGCAGTTCATTACTACGATGAAGATGATATCAAAGTTAGTAAGCAAACCAATTATAAGGTATCAGCTGGAAATGTGAAAAAAGAAGCATCTACAGAACAACCAGAAATTAAAAAGCCTGCTTCTGCCCCTAATAAGCGTAAAGGGATGAAAAAGCAAATACCTTCCGGACAATTTTTATTATTTGAAGACTTATGAAGCCAAGAACGAAATTACAGCTTAGAGTAGCAGGTTTAAGTAGCCAGCTACCTAATATTGAGAATATGATGATTGACTGGGCTAAAAGCGATTGTTTAAAACATATAGGATATGCAACCAAGTCACGTGCTATATGTATGGAGTGCGGGCAGCGCTTCTCTCCAGAACTTGTAAAACGTAAGCGTGCTATTTGTCCTCATTGTGGTGCATGCTTGAAGATAGAACAGTCAAGGAAGCGTACAGACAAACAATCGATGTTTATTGCCAAAGCGGAAATTTGTGAAGAATTCCAAGTTATCCGAAGCTTTGAATTGATTGCTTACTATCAGGCAGAAGCGAATCCTCGTTATTTTATTCGTGAGATACTGCAACATTGGATAAAAGATGATGGCAACCGGGAGGTAGTAGCTCGTGCTAACAATACGGGACATTGTGGATGGTGTGGAGATTTGGAGATACGTAATAAAGTTGTTGGATCATATTATTACAGTTGTAGTAATGATGTTTATTGTGAACGCTATCATCCAGCCTCCGTCTTTAGACCTAAGTATATTCAAATGGGTATAGATTGTAAATTACGCGGTATGTCATTTCTTACTGCTACCAATATAATTCCCCATTCTCCCAAGGCTGAAACACTTCTAAAGGCAAGACGTTATGAATTAATAGATCATTTCGAGGGACACCGTTACAAGATTGATATGTATTGGCCGTCTATTAAAATTTGCCTTCGAAATAAATATCGGATTAAGGATGTTTCCATGTGGTTTGATTATCTGAAACTACTTGAACATTATCGTAAGGATCTGCATAACGCCCATTACGTTTGTCCTAAGAATCTAAAAAAAGCCCATGACTTGTATGTGGCGAGAAAGAAACGTGATGATGAAAAAGAACGCAAGGCTAAAGAAATGCAACAATTGCTTAAACTCAAGAAGGATGCAGAGAATTATATCAAAGAAAAATCGAAGTTCTTTGACCTAAAAATGTCTGATGGTAAAATAGTCGTAGTACCGCTCAAAAGTCTTGAAGAGTTTCAACAAGAAGGTGAAATCATGCACCATTGCGTCTTTACAAATAAATATTATAAAGAAAAGGATTCACTCATTCTTTCTGCTCGAATCGGCAAGAAACATATTGAGACCGTAGAGGTCAATTTAAAAACATTCAGTATTGTTCAGTCCCGTGGAGCCTGCAATAGTAATACCGAGTACCATAACCGTATTATCGGACTCGTGAAAAAAAATATGAACTTAATACGTCAGAAACTGACGGCATAGCATACAATGACCTATATAGATTATATAAACCAATTTTGGAAGATGAATCGAAGTGTAGAATTCAGCCCGAACGAAGTCTTTTTGTACTTCTATCTCTTGAATGAGTGCAATATTCGGGGTTGGCAGAATCCGTTTGAGCATCCCAACAAGACTATCGTCCTCGCAACCGGTATATCAGAGAAAACCGTCATTGAAGTTAGGAACAGATTGCAGCAAAAAGGTTTAATAACCTTCGAATCGGGTAAGAAGAATGCGAAATCGCCAGTTTATTACTTACTTGACGAAAGTAAAACGGTAAGTAAAGAGGTAAGTAAAGAGGTAAGTAAAAGAGTAAGTAAAACGGTAAACATTAATAATAAGACTAAAGACAATAAGACTATAACTCTCTCACGCGCATGCGTGGGAGAGCTGTTTCCGGAAGATAGTTTTTTCGATAAGTCTTTAGAAGAATGCTATCAGGAACTGAAATCTAATCAGTCATGGGCGGAAACTGTAACGATGAATACTCGTTCTTCCGGTTATGATGAATTTACGATAGAAGCCTTTTACGAGTGTTTGAAGCAATTCTTTATGAAACTACAAAATGAGGGTGAAACGACAAAGTCGCCAAAAGGCGCGATGTCTCACTTTGCCCGATGGTTGAAATTAGAACTAAGCAACAAAAAAGATGGAAAAAGTAAGAGAACAGATACAGATTCAGAAACAAAAATTAAAGTGCGGACCATCAAGCTATGACCCGATTGCTTTTAAGAATTCGATGAATTTGTTCCGAAGATGTTGTTTATATGTATGCCCAAATTTTTGCGTTGACGATCGAAATCGCGAAATCATGAATGAGATTTTTTTATATCTCATCGGAGGGTCGAACGTTTTAGACCGCAGCAAAGGATTGTGGCTATATGGTTCTGTAGGAACCGGAAAATCCTGCATATTGAAAATCATACAGATGTATGACAGGTATAGCAACGGAAAAGACAAAACAGGATATTACCTACAGGGAGGATTCCCGATAGAGGCAGCAGCTTTCGTAGCTAACCAGTATTGCAAGAAAGGCATTGACGGAATCTTAAGTTATGACGGTTCAAATGGAATAGCGTTAGGTCTGGATGAAGTCGGACGAGAGCCTAAGGTAAAGCATTACGGGACAGAGATGGATGTGATACAGTACATACTTCAAATGAGATACGACAACAGGAGAAGTTGTACAACATTCGTGACTACTAATTTATTTCCGGAAGAGATTCATTTAAAATATGGGGAATATATTGCCGATCGAGTTAACGAAATGTTTAATGTTGTGGAAATCGGAGGTAAAAGTCGAAGATAATTGTATCTTTGAAAACTATTATAAAAAAACAAAAAACCATGAAAGAAAAAAAACAGCAACAAGAAGATGATAATCAATTTAACATGAACCTTCTTTACGCACCTGAATTAGAAAAAGTTGTATTGGGTACATTAATGACTGACAAAAAGGCTTATGCGTTAATAAGTGATATTCTTCGTCCAGAATCTTTTTACGAATATCGACATCAACTGATATATGCTGCAATAATTACCCTCGCGGTCAATCAAATGCCGATAGATATTCTAACTGTAAAGGAGCAACTTAGCAAACGAGGCGAATTAGATAAAATTGGAGGACCAGCTTATATAACTCACTTGAGTAGCAAAGTAGCATCATCGTCTCAAACGCAGTATCACGCCCGAATCATTGCACAAAAGTATATATCCCGCCAATTACTTGCACTTGCAACAGATATTCGCTTAAAAGTATTCGATGAAACCCAAGATGTAGAAGATTTAATTTCGGAAATCAGAGGAAAGCTGACTGATATATCCTCATTAAATACGGAACATGATTGTATTCAGATTAACCCCGTGATTGATGAAGTCTATAAACTAATTCAGAAGGCAGCTACACGAACTGATGGACTAAGTGGTTTGGAAAGTGGATTCACTAGATTGGATAAAATGACATGTGGCTGGCAGAATGGTGATTTGATTACTATAGGAGCACGTCCTGCAATGGGGAAAACAGCATTTATTATATCTATGCTAAGAAATATGGCGGTCAACTTCAGAATTCCAGTCGCTTTGTTTTCTCTTGAAATGAGCAATGTGCAGTTAGTCAATCGTCTTATCACCAATGTCTGCGAAATTCCAAGTGAGAAAATCAAGAGCGGACAGCTTGCCTGTTATGAGTGGCAGCAATTGGACTATAAACTAAAAGATTTGCAAGACGCTCCTCTTTATGTAGATGACTCACCACTTATGAAAATGGATATTTTGTGTAATAAGGCACATTATTTAGTAAAAGAAAAGGGTGTTAAGTTGATTGCTATCGACTATGTTCAATTGTTATATAATGACATCAAATATACAGAGAATAGATATTCGGAAATAAATTACTTCACAAGAAGATTAAAATCTTTAGCAAAAGAGCTGAATATTCCTATTATTATTACATCGCAATTGAATCGGGCAATTGAATCTCGTGAAGGGATTGATGCTAAACGTCCTCAGTTAATAGATTTACGTGATAGTGGTACATTATGCGATGATTCTGATATGGTTCTTTTTTTACATCGGCCAGAATATTATAAGATTTTTCAAGATGATCGAGGAAACGATATGCGAGGTATGGCAGAAGTAATTATTGCTAAGCATCGTAACGGTGCACTAGGTGAAATATTATTGCGATTCAAAGGCGAATTCTGTCGCTTTTCAAATCCAGAGGAAGACATATGTATTCCCATGCCTGGTGAACCCATCGGTACGAAACTTGGTTCTTCTTCAATCTCTAAAACCAAAGTGCCATTCTCTATAGATAATCAAATTAAAGATGATGGTCCATTACCTTTTTAAAATATTCGCTGAATTAATTATCTCTTCAATATTTTTTCTATCTTTGTAAAAGAATGGTGTTGCGCCGGATTTTGAAGAAAAAATCCGGCATTTGTTATTTGTAAGTTACTGAAACACTAAAGTATTCTCTTTGCTATGTCATACTTAATTTAAAAAATTAAAATTATGGCAAGTGAAGCAGTAAATAATTACATAACTAAACGCTACGAACGCTGGCTTGATTACTCTTTGTATCATTGTGGGCTTGCTGGTATTTCAGACGAGGCAACAGATGTCCTAAATGAGGTCATATGTTCGCTCCTTCAGAAGCAAAGCAAGCTACTTGATAAATTACTCGACACAAAGAAAAATGGCTATACAGAGCTTGATTTCTTTGTTTTGAAGATGATAAAGTTGAACGCATCCTCTCCTACTTCACAGTACCGGAGTAGATACAAACCTCTACCAGTGGATGATAATGTAGATTATTCGAGGCTTGATATCGAGGATATTCCAGGTGATTCAGTAGATCGAAATGCTGAAATATTAGACAGGCTGCATTTAGTAAGAGATACATTTGAAAGCTTGGAACTCGGAGATTTAGCTGCACAAGTGTTTGAGTTTCATTTCTTCCAGGATGGAAATTTCTCTGAATGGGAAGGCCCGGAGACATTAAAGCAGCTATATGAGATATATAACGGAGTACAAGAACTTATTAGAAAGAAAATAGCCGGGGAATCTATATTTTAATTGAAATTCCTTGGTCATGGAAGAAAAAGTAGAAATTAAGATTGATCCCCGGAACTATCGTATCCATGGGGACGAAAACAAGCGGCTTATCCACAAAAGCCTTGTTGAATGTGGAGCTGGTCGGTCCGTATTGGCCGACCGTGATAATGTGTTAATCGCTGGAAACGGCGTCTATGAAGAAGCTCAAAAGTTAGGTCTCAAAGTGCGTGTTGTAGAGTCTGACGGTACCGAGCTTATTGTTATTAAACGCAAAGACTTATCTACGGAAGATGAAAAGAGAAAACTGCTAGCCTTAGCGGACAATCATACTTCCGATACTTCTGAATTCGATTGGAAGTTAGTGATAGAAAACTTCTCGTCTGATATATTGAATGATTGGGAGTTTTCAGTAGACGAGATCGAACTTTCGACTGATATCCTTAATTCTGCCGATGAGAAAGATAATAATCTTTATACAAAAAAAATAGTATCCCCAATCTACACACCGACTGGCAATAAACCTGCAATATCAGAACTCTATAATCTTGAAACTTACAATTGTCTGATGAAACAAATTCAGGAGTGTAATTTAGACAAGCAGACTAAAGATTTTCTTCAGATTGCAGCTTCAAGGCACATTGTTTTCGATTATGGAAAAATTGCTGAATTTTATGCTCATTCAAACAACATCATTCAAAATTTAATGGAAAATTCAGCTCTTGTCATTATAGATTTTAATAAAGCTATTGAACTAGGATATGTTTGTTTAAAGAAAGAATTGTCAGACTCATATTTGGAGGATTATAGCAATGATGAAAAATAATAGCTTCGTTGCATTGATACTTACACATGGGCGTCCAGACAATGTACATACAGTAAAAACATTACGGAAATGTGGATATACAGGTGATATTATCATAGTATTAGATAATGAAGATCTGAAGATAGATCGTTATCGCAAAAACTACGAAAACATATATGTATTCGACAAAAAAGAAATAGCATCAGAAACAGATGAGGGTGATAACTTCAATGATCGTCGAGCTATTATTTATGCGAGAAATGCTTCTTTTGAAATAGCAAAAGAAAAAGGCTACCAATATTTTATTGAGTTAGATGATGATTATACGGAATTCTCATACACTTATAATCAATACGGTGAAATGAAGCAGAAAAACATTATCAATCTTGATAAAGTACTTGATGCTCTAATTGATTTCAAGAATAAAACAGGTGCTTTAGCTGTTGCATTAGCTCAAAGAGGAGATTTTATCGGAGGAAAGCAGAATAATATAGTTCGTGGTGAATTACTTAAACGGAAAGCTATGAACTCATTTATCTGTGATACAAACATGCCTTTTAAGTTTTTTGGTAAAATTAATGAAGATGTAAACACTTATACCTTACTGGGTAGCAGAGGAAATTTGTTTTTTCAGATACCTCATGTCTCACTGAATCAAGTAACAACCCAACAATCAAATGGCGGAATGACTGATATCTATTTGGATAGTGGGACTTATGTTAAGTCTTTCTACACAATTATGTATGCTCCTTCTTGTACAAAGATACGCCCAATGGGAAGCGTGTACAAACGCTTACATCATAGTATTAATTGGAATAATGCTGTTCCCAAAATAATTCCAGAAGATTGTAAAAGATAGCCCTTCTTTATATTTTGATTATAGAAGATTATTCAAGTTAAAGAATGGGTTATTTCATTTTAGTTTTAGTTAGTTATAGTTTATGACAGAGAAGAAGAATCCGGCCGAGAAGAAGAAAAGAGGGCGTAAATCAGAATACAGAATAGAGTATGCCGATCAAGCTCTAAAGCTTTGTTTGTTGGGTGCAACAGATAAAGAGCTCGCCGAATTCTTCTCTGTTTCAGAGCAAACCTTAAACAAATGGAAAAAAGACTATCCCGAATTTCTTGAGTCCCTAAAAAAAGGAAAGAATATTGCGGATGCTAACGTTGCATCTCGGCTATATAATCGTGCTATCGGTTATTCCTGTAAGGCAACAAAATTTGCAACATCTGAAGGAAGAATAACAGACTCAAAGGAATATACTGAACATTACCCACCTGATACGACAGCCGCTATATTCTGGCTGAAGAACCGGCAACCGGAGAAATGGAGAGACAAAAAAGAAGTTGATGCAAATGTGAACCTTGGTGATGAACTGGAAGGATTGAGTGACGAACAACTACAGGCTATAATTGATGGCAAAGAAGAAGAGTAAAAGACAAATATTGATTCGTAAAGCAAAGGCTGCTACCATACTCCGCAAACGAATATCAAAGAAAGACTTTTGGGCGTTCTGTTTGTACTATGATCCGAAGTTTTTCTCTAAACGTCTGTTCCTAAAGAAGGTCGCAGAAGCGTTCATGCGTGTGTATGAATCATATTCTGCTGGTATAATCTACCGTCTTGCTGTCAGCATGCCGCCGCGTGCCGGTAAGTCTTATATATCATCTCTTTTCATAGCTTGGATGTACGGTCACTTTCCGGAAGAATCCGTAATGCGTAATTGTTGTTCTGATACTCTATACAACAAACTTTCGTATGATACCCGTGATATAGTTAAGTCGAAACGATATAAAGAGATATTCCCTGATATTCATCTGAAAGGTGATAAACAGAATGTGAAGAGTTGGAATGTGGAAGGCGCTCGCCAGGTATCTTATTTCGGTGGTGGTGTTGGCGGCACCGTGATCGGTTTCGGTGCATCAATGCTTGCCATGACCGACGACTTATACAAGAGCCTGGAAGATGCGTTATCCGACAATAATAACGAGAAGGTATGGTCTTGGAAACAAGGTACGCACGATTCACGTATTGAGGGAAGCTGCTGTATGATTGACATTGGTACCCGCTGGTCTTCTAGTGATGTCCTCGGACGTATGGAAGAAGCCGGCAAGTACAATGAAATCATTCGTATTGCTGCGCTGGATGAGAACGACGAAACTTTCTGCGCCGATGTACATACTACGGAATATTACCAGGAACTACGTTCTGAAACCGACGAAAGTATTTGGATGGCCGAATATATGCAGGAACCGTTCGAGGCCAAAGGGTTACTATTCCCTAAATCTGCTCTCATGCGTTTTAAAAGTGCTGATATCGCAGGAAAGAAACCTGACGGTGTTATCGGTGGTTGTGATACGGCAGACAAGGGAGATGATGATTTTTGCGCACCATTCGCAAAGGTATTCGGTCCCAAATACTTTATCACTGATGTTCTTTTCACCAAGGATCCTGTAGAAATAACAGAGCCTCGTTTGGCTCAAATGGTTATAGATACGGGATGCGATCAAATGCGTATCGAGTCAAACAACGGTGGACGCATATTTGCTATCCATGTCCGTAAATTGGTAACAGCGGAAAAGAAAGCCTGCACCATACAAGCCCGTCCTACTACACAGCACAAACCAACACGAATTATTATGAAGGCCGGTTGGATAAAGAGGTATTGCGCTTTCCTTGATGAATCAGAATACGCCAAAGGATCAGACTACGGTCGTTTCATGAAAGCATTAACAAGCTACAAGCGCGAGGGTGACAATGCTCATGACGATGCGCCGGATGGCATGACAATCCTTGCGGAGTTCGCAGAATCATTAGGTTTAAAATTCAAAGTGTCTACTCGTAAAGTAGGACGTGGATAATTTCATATTATAATATTGAATATAAATCATATAGAGTTTCAAATAACACATATAAAAGAGTTTTTGCCACAAATATTTGTAAATATGATATACCTGTTTTACTTTTGTTGAAAAAACATGTATTATTATCAACAACGTATATCTCTAAGAGAAATTAAAAGGTTACATGAGCAGAATCTTATTATTGACGCAAAAGATGGCGGATTACTATTAGGACCATCTCATAAAGAAGGTGGAATTTTATTTTTATTTGAGTATCAGGATTGTTTTAGAGTATTCGGTGAAGTTGAAGGTTATGAATACATTGTTAATAAGGAACAAGTTATGAAATACCAATCAATAATTCACGATATAAATAAGTATTATACTCCCCTTGAAAAGTTTGAAGAATATATACCTGATAGTAATATAACAATAATTGATGCCAAGCATCCTATATATAAAAATAGGTCCAAATTTATTATTCTAGATGTCAATGGAGGATTTTCTATCATTAATAAGTATGCGACTCAAAAGTATTTAAATACATTGGAAAAAATAAATCAAGGACTATTTTGAGAATCTTAGCGCAATTTTCCCATAATCTTCCTTAGTTTTGCCATTTATTATGTGATAAGATTTATAAGAGAAATAACGAAGTAATGTTAGGCGTTTTATATTTTAAATTCTGAACGGTTTCGTCTAACCGTTTGATGAATAAACATTTAACGGAGTATCTGAAAAGTAATGGTAACGACTAGGAAACCGTGCGATTTTCAGCGTTTTGCGGTGTTTTACTATCAAATAACTCTTTCAGGTGCAAAGATACGACAAATCTTTGATATAGTATCCAATACAAACAGTATTCGCCATTTTTTGCCTTTCGATATATACCTATTTGCTTATGCCGTTATTTTTTGCAGATTTGGATAAAAAAGGAAAGGCAAAATTCAGGAAGCATTGAAATTCTTTACTTTAGTTAGTGCAAAAATCGAATAATTTATTGTAACTTTGCAGCGGATTCGGTGTGCATATAATACCATCCCAATTAAGATAAGTCGCAACATATATAGTGGTTTTCAATATGATTATGAACAATTGTACAATATTAACAGGTAAAAACACCGTTAATATTGCATATCATAAACCTTGGTAATTTTTCCACATTCAAATCTAATTAATTCGATTTGAATGTCATTGTCTTTGTAATCCGGCATGCTATTTCAGGCTTGTCGAGAGATTTTTTGTGCTATAAAATCAAGAAACATTCAAAAGATAAAAGGAAAAATTCAAATGGAAAAAATCAGAAATTGGAAACAAGATTTCTATACAATATGGGCGGGGCAAGCTGTGTCCCTGATAACAAGTGGGGTTCTTCAAATGGCCATCATCTGGCATCTGACAAATACAACAGGGTCTGCGATGGTGTTGTCAATGGCGACCTTGGTTGGGTTTCTACCTCAAGCGGTTTTAGGTTCTGCAATCGGAGTACTTGTTGACCGCTGGAACCGGAAAATGGTCATGATTGGTGCAGATGTCATCATAGCTTGTGCTGGACTGGTACTTACCGTAATTTCCCTGTCAGCGGAACTACCTGTATGGATAGTAATGCTCATCCTCTTCATTAGAAGCGTTGGCACTGCATTCCATTCCCCTGCGTTAAGTGCGGTAACACCTCTTTTAGTGCCTGAAGAACAGTTAGTCAAATGTGCCGGCTACACCCAGTCCATCCAATCGGTAAGTTTCATCCTAAGTCCGGCAATTGCCGCTTTTCTCTATGCAAAATGGGGGTTGAATTCTGCGGTTGCCCTTGACGTATTCGGAGCAATAATTGCCTGTATCACTGTTGCAATGGTTCACATCCCAAAACAACCGATTGAAGCGCTGCAGCAAGAAAACTTTTTCACCGAACTGCGCATTGGCTATAACGCAATACGACAAAATAAAGCTCTTTTCACATTGCTTTGGATAGGAGCAATCAATATGTTCATTTATATGCCAATCAATGCGCTATTTCCGCTGATGAGTATGAATTATTTCGAGGGAAGTACCTTGCATGCTTCCGTGGTGGAAATTGTTTTTGCAGTTGGTATGTTGTTGGGCGGACTTCTATTGGGCGCATGGGGAGGTTTCAAAAAGCGCATGGCAAATATCATCGGCTCTATCTTTCTTATGGGAGTGTCATTGACTGTTTCCGGCTTGCTACCAACCAATGGTTTTATGATATTTGCGATATGTTGTACGTTGATGGGCTTTTCTGCCCCATTCTATAATGGAGTACAGACCGCGCTATTTCAAGAACAGATACAACCCGAGTATTTAGGGCGTGTTTTCGGACTTCTTGGCAGCATCATGTCGTTTGCCATGCCGCTTGGGTTGGTAGTGTCGGGTGCATTTGCAGACCAAATCGGGGTAAACCGTTGGTTTTTGTTCTCAGGTATGGCTATTCTGCTTCTCGCTATAATAGCCTTATGTCTTCCACAACTTAGAAAGGTCGACAATCAAAAACAAAAATCATGATTTATGAAACGTAACTAAATCTAAACAGCAATAAGCCTCTGATAGGGAAATACGATTATCGGAGGCTTATTGCAATCTGTTTTAACTACTTATGTAATTCCTCTACTTTTCCTTTGTGGTTGAATTGGCTGTCGTATGCTCTGCCGTAGCCTGTCGAACTGTTCCCTGAACCATTCGCCTATGGGCTGGCGGTTGATTACGAGTGTCAGTTTAGACTTGTCCGCAGGGTCTTTCACCACTTGAAAGCCTGCTCTTTCTGTCGTAAAACTCCGATTATGTTCCTCCGAATAAAGTTTGCCCTCGTATATCAAAGGCTTACCATAAGTCAATGTCGTGGTCTGCCTTTCATTGAACCCGACAAGGCGGCACAGGCTCTCTATTCTCATAATTTCCTTTGCCATAGGAAACCATGCACACAGCTTTTCGATAATGCGTTTCAAACCTGATACTTCATCTTTGTGTCTGACACTTTTTTCCGCCATCTCCTTACGGTGATTCTGCTGTATTTCCAACAACTGGCGGTTGTGCTCGGTTTGCATCGTGTGTATGCGGTTTTGCAGTATCTCAATGGTTTCCTCATGGGTGGCAACTTCCCGATACAGGGCGGTGTTCTCCCTTTCCAAAGTCTTGACCTTGTTGCTCCCGAAAAGAGAACCGACACTTTCAGCTATGTTGGTCGCTGCGGTGGTGGCTGCACCTTTCAGTTTCTCGGTCTGTACCTCTTTCTTGGCTTGTCTGAGTTCCTGTTCGGTTTCGGTTTTCTGCTCCTGTAACCGCTTGTTTTCTGCATCAAGGGCAGCGTTCTTTTTCTGTATGTCCCGATAATACTGTGTCGTGGTGGTGTGCCGTGCTTCGGAACCTCGCACACCTCGCTGTAATCCGTATTTAGCCATAACCCTTGCATAATTGTCGTGGTACGCAATCAAGGTCTGACGGTTGAACAGGTCATCGGCACACAAACGGACGGTATTTGCTTTCTTGTGATACTTCCGTTTGCCGTCTTCCTGCTCTTTCTTGGCTTTGCGCCTTTCACCTGTCACGATGGGAACAATGGCTGCATGGATATGCGGTGTCTTCTCGTCCATGTGAAGATGGGCGGCAACCACGTTCTCCCTGCCGAATGTGGCTTGCAGCCATTGGATGCTGTCGCTGCACCATTCGTCAAGTCTTCCGTTTTCCTGTATGTCCATCATGTCCTCATGTGTTCCCGACAGAACCACTCGGACTACACGGACTTGGTCATGTGTAATCTTCCGCTTGATGCCTGCCGTGTTCAGCCTGTGGGCAATCGCTTCATCCCTGCCATGAACGCCATCGGGGTATTCTATAAGTACCCTGTTCAGATGCGTTCTTGTCGGGTCTGCGTTTTTAGGTATGATTCTTCTCTCTATATGGTCGGATTGTACGGTGTCCGATGAACCTTTTGCTTTCTTTATGTCCAATGAAAAATATCCCATGTAGTTTGATTTTTACGGTTATTGTTATGAGTGTATTCTCTGCCTGTGGCATTGGCTCTCAGGGTTTCCAAAGGGATTTCCCTTTGGCTCGATAGGGAGTTTTTAGCATTACCGTGTAATGCGTGAAGAAAACGCCCTATTGAGCTATGGTATTTCTGTCTAAATACCCTTGGGAAAGCGAACCTGTTCCCCTCTATATTTTCAGCCCTTTCTTTTTCGGTGGCTGCATCATCCGCCTTGCGGATTGTACTTGCTTCTCCTCCTTTATCGGCTCTGTCGATTGGGACAAGAGTTTTTTGCACAGGTACTCGTTCAAGTCATTATACCCTGCATAGTGAACCGACATATCCTGCAAGCGGTCACCCAACATCCGTTGCAGGTTGGCGTATGCGTTCCGTCCTGCTGTGTCATTGTCAAGGAAACAGCCGATTCGGGTATAGGTTGCCAATATGCTTTCCGCTTTCGAGAGGTTGGAAACGGAGTTGAGAATGACGTAATCCTGTGCATTCAATCGTGGGTGTTGCGGATTGTTCTTTACTCGGATGGTCAGGAACGAGAGATAATCCATGAAGCCCTCGAAAAGATAACAGACGGTTCGTGGCTCTTTTTGCTGTCGGATATGGGTGATGTCCTTCGGGGCGACACATCCCTTGAAGTATCTATTACGCACTTCATACCCTCTTGCCATATTCGGGAAGCCGATGGCGAAATAGGGTTTGTCGGCATTCTCAAACCGCAGTTCCTTACACTCCCTTTTGGCGAGTTCAATGTCTATCCCCCTTTCTTGCAGATAGGCAATGAGCGCAGGTGATGACAGCTCGCCAACTCTTAATACCCGATAAGTGCGGTTGTCGGATTGCTGCTTGCCAAAAGAAAACGATGCAGGGCGGATGTATGGTGTCCGTTCCTCTATGCGCTTCAACAGGCAGGTTACATCTTCCGTATGGTAGAGTTCCGCTGCCAATGCGATGATGTTACCGCCCTTGCCAAGTCCAAAATCGTACCATTTGTTGAGTTCTGTGTTTACCTTGAAAGATGCGTCCGTTTCCTCTCTCAGCGGTGATTTGTACCAAAAGCTGCTGCCCTGTTGCTTGACGGGCGTGTAACCCAAACTTTGCAGATAGTCTGCGATTCTGATTTGTTTAACTTCTTGTATGTTCATGATATTCTATAGATTTGATGATGATTGTAAAAACGTTGATTTGTTGAATGGCTTATATAACACATTTATTTACAGAAAGATATTTGCTCAACATCTTCTCAACAAACCACTCGCCAAAAGAGAAATCAACAATCGGGTGCTGTTCCTCTCTCAACTTCTCTTTTCGATTGTTGAGATTTTGTTGAGAGTGTATATTGTTTATTGTCAGCATAGTTATATCCTTATTCATCAATTCAACAAAAAAAAGAATGATATTACAGGGATTCAAGTTGTTCCCTCGTGACAGAATAGAAACGACCGACCCGTTTTACAGGCTCATACCGACACTCCCGATTGTAGTTGAATTGGTAGGTGGTATAGGTCAGTCCGTTGGGTGCAGGCGTAAGTTTCCAACACTCCTGCAACACCTTTCGGACTTGGTGCTTCTCCACTTTTACCTGCGAGTGTACCAGCAACAGAAGAATGTCGTTGTAGCAGAACGAGAATGTGTCCGTGCCGACACTATCCATGATGTCAAGTATCAGCTCGTGCATCTCTATCTCCAGTCGGTTACGGTTGCTGCGGATTATCTTCTGCAAGGCTTCGGTATGCAACAGCGATGGAGCAAACCACATACGGCTTTCCTTTTCGGTGGATAGTGTTCTGTGTTGCAGGAAATGAAGAAAGGCGGGTATCTCCGCTTTCAGCTTTTGCAGGAAGTCGGTATCATCAGACTGCAAGCGGTCTATCTTGCGTACCCAATAGCGTGTTTCCCCTGCATCAATGATTACAGGCAAGTACTCGTTGTTGGAGCATAGCACGAACTTGGCGAAAAACGCTATCTCGTCACGGTCTTTGCCTTTGGCTTCCACCTTGTAGGAAAGTGTGGTGCTTAGGTTCTTCAACCGCTCGCTGTCCTCCCTACGGTTGAGCAGCACCTCGTCCACCACGATAAGCAGTTTGCCGGCCCAGTCGGAATTGAATTGGCTACGGAAATCCTCGTTGGTGTTAAAGGTTACATTGTTCTGAAATAGGAGTTTTAGAAAATTCAGAAATGTGCTTTTGCCTGTGTTGCGTTCCTCTGATACCAACAGCAGGATAGGCAGCTTTTGAATGGGGTACAAGTAGAGCAGTTGTAGGTAGTCCATGCCCAACTCGTATTGCTCCCCGAAGATGTGACCTACCAAAGATTGGATATGCGAGAAATCGCCCTCTTTAGGTTGGTGGTCTATCGGTTCATAGAGGTTAAGGAACTTGCCGACCACGGGATGGTAGCCGATGTGTTCGGGTACGGTGCAGAAGCCGTCATACTTGGGAACGCTGCCGATGTAGTCCTTGCCGTAGTCTTGGCGCAGGGTTTCGTTGTTCCATGCTATGCGTTTCCTTACATACCCTCCGTTCAGTTTGGGCTGCTCCACAATCTTGTAAAGCGTAGTCCCCACTCGGATGAATTCCTCCTTTGCCATGCCACCATCCGATGGCGGTCTGTGGCTGTCTTGTTGTTTGTTAGCTGACATAATCAAATGGTTTTAAGTTTGAAAAATACCAGCTACAAAAGTATAAGCATTTATCGGATAAGTTGTTACGCAAAACGCGGCAGAACGGTGACAAATAGCCCCCGAAGAAAAAACTTTCAATGGTTTGGAACGGAAGTCGGGCAGGACAGACGAAAAAACTCCCAAAAAACGAATGTGGGGATTACGCTTTTCGGGAGAAAAAATTGGAGTTCCTGTTGATATGTCGGTCAGATTATATGCTGACACGCTGGCTTGATTACTCTATTCGTGACTGAATGAATGGATTCCGTCAGTCGTGCAACCAATTCAGCTACGAGAAGTATTCGGCTTTGGCTATGCCGTTGGTGTTCAGCGAAAAGAAGATGCTTGTTTTCTCTTTTCGCAAGTACAGTCTTTCAAGAACGGCATTGCGCACCTGCTTCGCACTGTATGTGCCGATACGGAACGCAAGGGCGATTATCGTTTCAAGGCTGTAAACCTCCATGCTGCACTTGTCGGACAGTCGGATGGTATGCCTTATCTCACACTCATTCAGAATGCCGTTCTTGCAGAGTGTCTTTATCCCTGCCCTGATAGTCGGGGCGGTTACATTGAACAACTCGCAAAGCTCCCACTCACTCATGGCGGTTGCCTGTATATCTTTCGGCATAACTACATTGCCGAACTCGTTCATTGTTATGATGTTTCTTTCCTCTTTCATTATCGTTTGATTTAAGGGTTACTGAATGGCATTGCAAATGTTCTTTTCCATATCCTCCAGTTTGTGCGACAATGTTTCCATATCCTGACTAATCTTTTGGGCTGTGATTTTTGCGTAAATTTGGGTCGTTTTTATGTTGGTATGTCCCAAAAGTCGGCTGACGGTTTCAATGGGTACTCCGTTGGATAACAGCACAGTGGTCGCTGCCGAATGTCTTGCTACATGATAGGTCAAGTGGACTTTTATACCGCACAACTTGGCAATGGCTTTCAGCTTCTTGTTGCAAGTCGTGTTACTCGGCATGGGGAATACTTTATTATCTCTTGTCATACCCCTGTACTTCTCTATTATCTTTCGGGGAACATCCAACAATCGGATATTGGATTCCGTGTTAGTTTTCTTTCTTCGGGTGATAATCCACAGATTTCCGTCAAAGAATGTTTGCAGGTTGTCTTCCGTAAGGTTCTTGACATCGGAATATGCCAAACCTGTAAAGGTGGAGAACAGAAATAAATCCCTGACAAGCTCGTGTGTCTTGTCGGGCATATCGGTGTTCATCATTGTGTGTATCTCCTCTCTCGTAATATACCCTCTGTCCACGCTTTCGGGAGAGTTGATGTACCCTGCAAAGGGATTGAACGGCAGACGACCGTCATTCCTCGCTATGGAAATAATGTGTTTCAGCACAATCATGTAGCCCCAAATGGTATTGGTGCGGCATTTTTTCTCAGTACGCAGGAAATACTCGAAGTCGTTGATGAACGAGAGGTTCAACTCTTTTAACGGAATATCTTCACGCTTGTAGGTATGGGGTAGGAACTCACGGATGTGCTTGCAGACGGTAACATAACGTCGGAATGTTCCTTTTGCCCTGCTGTGTCCCACTTTCTTGGCAAATTCGCTGTTGTGTTGTTCAAACAGTTTTAGCAAGGTTTCCTGTTTGATACCGATGCCGAGATAGGCATCTTTCAACTTGGCAGCAGTGACATAACCGTCCGTCTGCATCAACTCTTGATAACGGCGGTTTATCTCCACTCTGATTTTGTCAACGGCACGGTTGATTCTTTGCGCTTCGGCACTCTTACCCGAAGCACGGTTGTTCTTCACGTCCCACAGGCGCAAGGGAACATCCATCTTGCAACTGAACTGCTTAATCTCTCCGTCCACCGTAATGCGACACATCAAAGGCAGGTTGCCGTTGGGTTTCTCACTGCCTTTCTTCACGTAGAACAATACCTTAAATGTACTTCTCATAACTCACTTTTTTTTGGTTACAAAATTAATTCATAGTGAGTTACCGACAGATACGACACATAACGCCAAACGATGCAAAATTTAGGTTTCGCAAGAAATTTGCATCATCGCACGGGTAATGATAAAGTAACTGAACTTTTGCTGCGTTTGTCCATATTCTGTCTCTTCTTGGCTTTTGAACAAGAGAAAAATATAGCGTAACGAACGCTTTTTCAGTCTGTTCGCTACGCTTTACTCAAATTTGCTATTCCGTTAGGTGTTTATTTTAAGAGAAAAGTATATGCCAGACATTAAGGATATTCTAAAAAATGAAGACTTCGGAAGCATAGTCGGAGATTTATGCGTTGATACCCGAGAGAACCGTAATCCTCGCGAGTATATGGAAGAATACGATGGCGACAGGACTCGACGTAAAGAATCTGTCGGATATCGCGAACCGAAGAAGATCGCTGTATATTCAGAGACAGAAAAAGAAGTTGATCCCGATACAGGAGAAGAAAAGCCAAGGAGACTAGAGGATAAAACTGTAGAAGTCGCTCAAATTGTGACTAATCTACCAAAGAAGATAGTTCGTACCTCTGTTGCCTTTTTGTTTGGTGGTGAAATGACTATCACAGCTGAAGACCCAAATAACGGTTTTACCGAATTTAAGAATATCTATAAGCGTAAACTCAAGATGCAATCAGTTTTGAAAGAGTTTGCTAGAAAAGTTCTTTCAGAAACCAAAGCAGCTATTGTTTTCTATCCAGTTACCCGGGATGATGGAAAAAGCCAATTAAAGGTTAAGATTCTTTCTACTCCTAAAGATAACAATATCGAATGTGAATTCTATCCACATTTCGACGAGGACGACGATATGGACGGCTTCATCTATAAATACAATGCAGAAGTCAATGGCCGTACTTGTGAATGCGTGAAGATATACACGAAAGATGTTATCTATTCCGGAGTAATGGACGGCATTTGGCTAGTGAAAAAGACAAAAAACCTCTTTGGAAAGATTCCTGTAGTATATGCCGAAGTAGATTGCCCTGATTGGGAAGATGTTGCCAACTTGATTGATAAAAAGGAAATGAGGCTTTCCCGTTTGTCAGATACAAACGATTATTTCTCTGAACCAATTTTAAAAACCTATGGTCTTGCAAATCTACCAAGTAAAGAAACCGTTGGCAAGGAATTGAACTTCGGAATGGAAATAGACCCTGATACCGGTACATCGTATCATGGTGATGCCGACTACTTAGCGTGGCAGCAGTCCTGCGAATCCGTAACACTCGAGCTTAACCAATTAGACGATGCCATACACTCCGGAGCTTCCAGCCCTGATTTATCAATGAATAAGCTAATGGGATTAGGTAATTTAAGCGGAACATCTCGCCGATTTATGCTGATTGACGCGGAAATTAAAGCCAGTGAGCAGATGGAAATCTTCGGCCCTGCAGTTCAACGTACTGTGTCAATAGTTCAAGCAGGAATGGCTAACATCACACATACTAAGTATGCATCACAGCTAAATGATAATTTTATTGAGGTGGAGTTTGGCAGTATTCTCCCACAGGACCTGGCTGAAGAACTAAAGAATCTTGAAACAGCATCCCAATTCAATAGCAAAGAGACGATTATTAAAAATTCACCATATACGGATGATGTTGAAGAAGAGTTAGCCCGCAAGAAACAAGATGAGAAAGATACCGCTCAAAACAATTCATTCCTAGGAGCTACACTTTAACTATGCCTGGACTTTCTTTCTACGATAAACAGCATATACAGAAAGTTGCTGCACAGCAGGCCGTAATAGCCAATATCTTTAATCAGTTTATACTTTCTGTTTCCCCGTATCTCCGTAAATGGTCAGATGCGGGGAAAAACAATGTATGGATAAGCAATCAGGGAATAGAGAGTGCGGTTGACCGGGAACTACTAAACCTTGAATCAATGTTATATGCTAATATTTCCGCATTCCAAAAGGATGGCTGGGAACGAGCAGAGAGGAAGAATGATGATTTTATTTCCCTGTTCATCAAGGGAATGTCTATTTCTAGCGCAACTAAGGATGGAATGTTTACTCATAGCCTATCTGCATTTGAGGCTCTAAAGAATGATATAGATTCCAACGGTCTAAAATTGTCTGATAGAGTTTGGAATATTACACAGCAAACGAAATCGCAACTCGAATTCTATCTTGATAGCGGCGTAGTTGCCGGACGTAATTCAAACGGAATCAGTAGTGATATACGGCAAATTTTGCAAAATCCCCAAAAACGTTTTCGCCGGATCCGAAATGAGAAAGGTGAATTGGTTCTATCACAACCGATGAAAGATTATCATCCAGGGCAAGGTGTATACCGCTCTGCATACAAGAACGCTCTCCGAACATCTGCAACAACTACGAACACAGCTTATCGTAGTGCAGACTATGAACGTTGGAGTAAACAGGATTTTATACTAGGAATTGAGATACAGCGTTCGGCCAATAATCGCGGACCGTGTAAGATCTGTGATGCGATGGTTGGAAAATATCCTAAAACATTCAAGTTTACAGGCTTCCATCCTTTCTGTATCTGCTTCGCTACTCCCATTACGATGGAACCAGAAAATTTTGCGGATTTTCTGCTGAATGACACAGTTCCGAAAGAGCAGGTTATTACAGACATTCCCCAGGGAGCAAAGGATTTCGTCAGCGAGAATAAAGACGGATTGCAATCGGCTTTCTGGTATAAGGATAACTTTACCAATGATGGAGGACTACAAAGAGAAATAGTTTCCCAACCTATTACGAATGAAGTTATAAAGGTTTCTAAACCTAAACGTATCAAGACTGATGCTGAAATTACAGATATTAAACAAAAATGGAATGAACGAAAACTCTATAACAAAATAACCAACACAGAGAATGAAATACGCCTGAATAAAAGCTTTGAGACAGGAGTCTTATTTGACAAGAATGGTAATGTTGTAATCGATAAGCGCGGAGCCAAATATAGTGTTGAGTTTACGGATGAAGAATGTGCGAAGATGAAGGATTGCATTTTTACACATAATCACCCAAGAGGCTGGCAAGAGCCAGAAAAGAGTTTGGGACGAATTGGCAACTCATTCAGTCCGGCTGATATGTATCTTGCAATAGCCCATAATGTATCAGAAATGAGAGCTGTAACACCTAATTATACATTCGCTATGAAACGTCCCGAAGAAGGATGGGGAATTACAATTAGTAAATTCGAAAAGCTAGTGAATCGGGAGAATAACAAACTAAGAGCAGAGTTTACTGCTAGAATCAATAATAATACACTATCCCCAACAATGGCTTCAGTGGTCCATTATCATATATTATGGAAACGGATATCCGAAAAAATGGGATGGAGTTATACAAAAGCGAAAACTAGTTAATTGGATTCTTTTAGGAAGACGAACTCCCCTTTTTGGTCGCTTTCTTTTTTGTCATGTACCTGTGAACCATCAAGGTATTTAACAGGAATACCATTAGGGTATGCCGGGCATTTTAATTTATCAAAATTAAAATGCTTGCATTGTGTACACTTAGATATATACACATTGTAATATTCATGTCTATCTTCTATATAATCCATTCTACGCTTTAACTTAATTACAAATGTATGCATTTGATTCTGAAATAAAATATATAAGCAGGAAAAATTTACTCCCAATATATTTTAAGGAAAAAAGTATGAAGATTTTAGCAACCATCAAAGCAGCTTTGAAAAAAGCTGGAATTCCTGAAAAGTATGCGGCCAAGGTGCAAGCTCTTTTTGACATCGAAAGTGAAGAGAATCTGGATAACTATATTGGGTTATTCAAGGATAATATTCTTCCGGACTTGGTATCAAATGAACAAGGCAGTCAAGCCAGTATTGATGCTGCTATTGCCGCTTATGAGAAAAAATACGGTTTGAAGGATGGAAAACCTATTGAGACAACTAAGACTAAAAAAACTAAGAAGCCGAAAGATGACGAAGAAGATGAAGACGAGGACGAAGATCTCGAAGGCTTGCCTGCTTCTGTTGTTAAGTTGTTGAAAGCCCAGCAGAAACAGATTTCCGAGTTGGCTGCATCTGTCTCTACTGTCGCTACAACAGTCACTACTTCTACGAAGCAGGCATCTGCTAAAGCATTGTTTGCAGATTCTAAACTCCCTGCAAAATGGTTTAATCGTATTGATGTCAATTCTGAAACTTCTGTTGAAGACCAGATTAAAGAGCTTCAAGAAGAATTTGCCGAAATCAAACAATCTGTTATTGATGATGAAGTCGCCGGTGGTGATTACAAGCCTAACTCTTACAAGCCGAAAGAGCGTTCAGAGAAAGAATGGCTGGACTTGATGGAAGATGAAGAAGGTTCTGATAACGGAGTTGCCAGCCTCGGTCTGGAAGATTAATAATTAATTCATTGTATTATGTTTAGAAAAAAAGAAACTGAATTTCAGTATGCTCCCGGTATAGAGAAGATTATCGAGGACATCCAAGGCGGTGGAACCATCGCTCGTGCGGAACTGAAGGGAATCATTGACGAACTTCCTCCGCTTGTGATTGTGGGTAAAGATTCCAATGGACTTTATCATGTCGTAAAAACGGCAAAGGTTACAGCCGCCGTCGCTGCTGCTGCCACGGCAGTACAAGTCGCAAAAGGGCATCTGTTTAAAGTCGGAGAAGCAATTACAGTTGGCGGTGCTCTTAAGGGGGCGTCTGATTTGATTGCTGCTATTGATAAGAGCAATGCTTCTTATGATACAATTACCGTTGCTGGTGCTATTGGTGCTGCTGCTATTGGTGATGTGCTTATTTTGGCTAACGTAAAAGCTGCTGCTAATGCCGCCAAGTTCAAGTATGTACCGGAAGCTATTACTATGAACAAAGTAGATGTAACTGTTGCAAATCAACAGTCTGGTCTCCTTGTGCGTGGTACTGTTAATGAGAGTGTAATGCCTTACCCGATTGATAAAGACCTGAAGGCAACGCTTGGTTTTATTCGTTTTGTCTAATCCATTAAAATAATGATATATGGAAAGAAGTTTAATTAAACAAGTGAACCGTAAGAACATGGGAGCACGACTTAACTCACGTAAGGTTAAGCCGGTATTCTTCCCTAACTTCTTCGGTGTAAAGCAGAAAGATTCTCTGAAATGGGAAACTTTGACCGGAGAGAAAGGTGCTCCTGTTATTGCAGACGTTATCAGCTTTGATTCTTCTGCACCGCAAAAGAAACGTGAAGTTGTAGGTAAGATGTCAGGTGATATCCCCAAGACTGCCGTTAAGCGTGGTATGAATGAAAGCGACTGGAACGAATACCGGCAACTTAGCCGTGATTGTGAAGGTGATTCGGATTTGAAATCTATCCTTGACCTCGCTTTCAAAGATCAGGACTTTGTATATAACGCTGTTCGTGGACGTTTCGAATGGTGGTGCATGCAGCTGATGTCTAAAGGTGGGTTCACTCTAAACTCAAGCAATAATAACGGTATTGTTACCGAGGAATTTGTTGGTTGTGGTATGAAGAATGAAAATAAAAAGGTTTCTGCTGCTGACTGGGCAAATGCAAACACTGCAGACGGATTGCAAGACATTGAAGATACAGTAGTTTCTGCCTCTGCTGATGGTGTTACCATTAAGTACGTAGTGATGCGTAAAGATCGATTTGCTTTATTGAAGAAACAGAAAGCCGTTATCGAGAAAGTTAAAGGCTGGATCAATCAGAAAGAAAAGCTGACTATCTCCAAGAAAGTTATCAATGAATATCTCTCTGCACAAGAGAATACAGAAGGTGTTCAAATTGTCTTAGTGAGCCCGGCTGTTCGTATTGAAGATGCTTCTCATAATCGCACTACGATCAATCCATGGGAAGCCGCTAATATCTGTTTTTTGGAAGATTTACAATGCGGTGACATCCAACATGGTCCTATTGCAGCGGAACATTCTGTCGAGTACAAGAAGAAAGCAACAACACTGAAAAAAGACTTTGTTTTTATCAGCAAGTGGTCTGAACTTGAACCGTTCAAAGAGTGGACTAAAGCAGAAGCTAATGCCATCCCGGTAGTCAACGATCCTGATGCAATGTATATCATGAAAACTGATGCCAAGGAATGGGCGGCCGATGAAGATACTGAAAAAACAGATGAAGAGTAAACTATAATGGCAACAATCAGAGAAACAATACTGGAATATCCATCTATTGGGGATATGGAAGGCTTCTTGGATAAGGTAGTCTTCGTTAGGCGGGGTATCAACCCCGAAGCGGAATGTACTACTGAAAGCATGAAGCAAGTCGGTCTTTGTGTCGCTGATATGTATGCCATGATGGTAAACTCTCAAGATTTCAGTGAAAACAAGCTTTCTATCACTCATCCCCGTTCTTTCTATATTCAGACTGCAAAGCAACTGTACATAGAGAACGGGGAGCCGGAGAAAGCTGCTAAACTTGAGAAACGAATCATTATCAAAGGGAGAGCTGGCAACAGATGGTAAAACGGTATCCACATACAGCAATAGTTACTATTGAGGCTAACGGGCACTTAGTTAATGGTGAATGGGTTCCTGGGAAACCGGTTGAAATATCTGTCCCCGGACGCTACGACCCGGTAAGCGATGGAAGAATTGTTTTAAAACACAATTCGGCTGGTGATGAAACACAGGTACATGGCTATTTCTACTCCAAAATGCAACCGCCGGCAGATAGTAAGTTTTTGCGTTTGAAAGTTGCATCAAAGGGTATTGATGTACCGGTTATCTGTTGGGAACCTTATCAATCACATTCAATTATCAACGTATGAAAAACGGCATGACTCCCCTATTCGACCAACAGTCACTAGAACGTTGGTTCGATCACTTTCAAAACCGAGCAGAAGAAAGAATGTTGAAACTTCTACAAGGTGCTGGTGAAAAGTTTGTCGAAGTGGCTCGTAAAAGTGCTTCATTTGATGATCATAGTGGTAATCTTCGTTCCTCTATCGGGTATGTGATTGCAAAAGACGGTGAAGTGCTTACAGAAAACTTCCAAGAGAGTGACAAAGGAACTGATAAAATTACCGGTAAATATAAGGGACACAGGCTCGCCAAGGAAGTCTCGTTATCGCATACCGGTGGTTATGTGTTGGTAGGTGTTGCAGGAATGGAGTATGCGGCAGCCGTGGAAGCTAAAGGGTATGAAGTCGTTTCAGGGGCTAATACGCAATGTGAGAAATACCTAAGAGACACATTGAAGTTATTTTTTAGTAATATGTAGCTATGGATGAATTTGACGCTGTAGATATAGTTTATAATGCTGTGGCCGCTGCGGGCACCGATGTTATGATTTACAAGGACAAATCGGAAGCAGGCTTGACCAATGAACATATCGTTATCAATCATCTGCAATTGAATGAACTTGACTTTATCAATAAAGTGCCTGTTAACATCAATATCTTCGTACCTTGGAGTGATGAGAATGGTATGTTAAAACGTCAACGAATGAAAGAATTAAAGCGTAAGGTGCGGAAGTCGCTTGATTCAATCAATAGTAATGACGGTGTATGTAAAGAAGTGACAGTTCTCTGGAGTGTTCCAATGCCGGACTTGAAAGAGAAATTCGCTTGTACAAATATTAGATTAGAAATTTTAATAGATCAATAATTATGGCAGGAGAAGTAAGACCTATCGCTATGGGCGTAGGTAAAATTAAATTTGGAACAGTCGGTGACGGCGTTCCCGGTGCAGATCTCAAAGATTATCCCCTTCCGACCAAAGGGAGTGTTGCATTCAACTTTGCAGATCCCAAAGAAGTAAAAATTGAAGTGGAAGGCAGTGAAGAACCTTTTTATGTTGAACTTGTGAAAGATACGACAGATTATGTCGAGTTCTCTATCCCTACTCCATCAAATGAGGTTCTCAAAGAACTGGCAGGCGGTGAAGTAGATACAACAGGCGGAAAAAACATTTGGAAAAAGCCTATTAACACTCCCTCTATTTCAAAAACGTTCCAGTGCGAAACATTACCTAAAAACGGTAAGAAGGTCGTTTATACCATCGTGAATGGTAAGATCGCCTCAAAGATTTCGCAGGCTCCCGGATCAGAACAAGCAGAGTTATTGCTTGTTCGTGTATATATGCAGGCTGCTGTTACTGTAGACGGTAAGAGACAGACCGCTTTTATGCGCGAAGTAGTTACTATTGCCGAAGGCGGAGAAGCCCCAGCTAATGCAGCGAATGTCGAAAGCGGAGAAGCTGCTCCAAGTGGTGCGAAAAAATAATTAACGGTCCTGTATAGCTTAAGTTGGTTAGAGCGCTACATTTATTAAGTAGAGACCGGCGGTTCGATTCCGTCTACAGGAACAAACTATTGAAGGATGGAGCTGAAAGTATTGAAGGTTAGTTGCAAATAACCGGAAGTATTGCCCGGAAGTACAACGGGCTAGGCTCCTTGAGGAAATTATGAGTATAAAGAACTTATTTCAGCAAGAATCGGAATCTGTAACGGAGCAGCCTGTCAAGATTCCATTTGATTTTACTAACCGAGATTCTATTCCAAAAGGAAAGGATCCCGGTGATTGTATTGTAATAAAGCCTATCACTGTCCGGACATGGTTTAGAATTCGTCCGCTTCTCCTTGAAATTGAAAAGGAAGATATTGATAAAATGATTGTGAAAGATGGTGAGCTGAATGCTGATTTTCCAGAATTGATGAATAAATATGGAGGACTACTTCTTGATGTCGTTTGCCTGGGCATTCATAACAAGCCTAGTGATCCACCGGCATGGTTTAAAAAAGCCCTCATTGACAATACGACATGGGAGGATATACGCATATTATTCAATGCAATCATATATCGCATAGGGTATCACCCTTTTTGTACCTCTATCACGATGCTTCGGAACGTGAGCCCGCTACGAGAGACGGAGATAATAGCCGCTCGGAAGAATCTGCAAAGTTGGAAGGATATAACCAAAGCAGATTCTTAGTTATTGCAAAAGAAGCTCTAGGATTAACGTTTAATCAGACGTTGGATAGTAGCTATGGATTAATAGAGATATTGCTTCAGGAGTACTCATTTGTGATGAGACAGCGTAATAAGACGACTGACGAAGACGGAAATGTTGAAGGACGAGATTATGAGTGGGTAGAACTTCCGTCTTTTGATGACCCTAGTAAGACAGTCAGGATAAAGAAATATAACGATATTGCTGGAAAGGTCAAACGATAAGGTAATTTGCCATTGTGTTTATATATTAGGTTAACTGTTTTTTTATAAATTGGTTTAGAGTATGTTTTCTAGTCCCTTGTATCTGTGAAGATATGGGGGATTATTTTTTAATCTCCTGAAGCTTCTGATTGAGAGATGCATTATCCCGCTGTAGATTCTCAATCAATCTTTTCTGATAAGCGAGCATCCCTTCAATTCTTCCTTCATCCTTGCCCTTCTTGTAAGCAGCATTAATTTCTTCTTCTGTGTAGTTCCTTTTATTCGCTACAGATACGTTCTCATTTTCCTTGGTCATGGCGCTAATGAATAGTAATTTATATATTATAGAAAAAGGCTATCTCTCCCCTATTCTTTCCGACCAAGGAACATAATCTATTGCAACGCATTAGGATTATGTAGCAAAGGGAATTGATAGCCTATATTGTGGTATAGTAGGCGAATCAACTCCCTAATACGTTGAAATAAAAATCGTTCCTTGGTCTTAGAACACTGCAAAGATGCTTATTCTTCTCGAAATAGCCAAATTTTACCTCCTCTTTATATTTTAAGAATAAATGCTATATGGGTATTCAGAATAAAGATGGTGCGTTATATTTCGCTACAGGTATAGATAATTCAGGGCTATATTCCGGGCGTCAAGAAGCGATGGGAATCATAAAGGCAATGGCCGGTGAAATTACCGCTTTTGATGTATTCGGAGGGATTGGCATTAGTGCGGGAATCGCTTTTACTCAAGCAGCCAAAGAAGCATATAACTTCGAAAAGCAGTTCCAGCAAAGCATGAAAGAAGTTGCTACTCTTTCAAGCGGGATAAAAGGCAGTCTTACCGATTTTATGAATAGCGTTATTGATATGACTAGAGAGGTTCCAGTCGGAGCCGTAGAGTCAGCGAAAGCACTATATCAGATTGTATCTGCAGGACATGATGGAGCGGATGCTATGAATATTCTAAAAGTATCTGCTAAGGCTGCTATCGGCGGCGTTACAGAAACGGCTACTTCGGCAGATGCTATCACTACAATTCTTAATGCATATAAAAAAGGAGCTTCTGAAGCAGAATCTGTTTCTGATATGTTATTTACCACAGCCAAGCTTGGTAAAACTACAATGGGAGAACTTGGAAAGAGTATTGCTCAAGCTGCTCCCATTGCCTCGTCCTTCGGTATTGATATTGAAGACGTGCTAGCAGCTGTCGTATCAATAACCAAACAAGGTGTTCCAACAGCCGAAGCGATGACTAAAATACGTGCGGCAATTATGGGAACGGCTAACCATTTAGGTGATGCAGCCTTTTCCGGACGTTCTTTCCAGGAAGCATTACAGCTGATCTATAACGAAGCAAACGGAAGTACTACAAAAATGAAAGAATTATTGGGTACCGACGAAGCTTTACAGGCTGCACTAATGATAACCGGACAAAATGCAGTAGGTGCTGCGTCCGATCTGGAACAAATGAAAAATGCAACAGGTGCCGCAGAAGCTGCTTTTATAGAAATGTCCTCATCAGCCGAGAATCAAATGAAGCTTCTTGGTAATAATATAACAGCTGCCCTTCGCCCGTTAGGAAAAGAAATCTTAAAGGAAATATCCAGTGCAGCGCAATCTATGAATGAAGCCTTTGCTGACGGAAGCGCTCAAGAAGCATTGAAAGAAATAGGAGCATTAATAGTTGTTGTTACGACTGCCCTTGCAGGATACAAAGGCAGTATTCTTGCTGTAAGTACTGCTAAGCAAGTATATGCAACGGTAACAGCAATTGTAAATCGACAGCGTGCTATTGAGGCCGCTGATTTAGTCCTAAAGAAAGGCTTGTACGCTATTGAGGCAACAATGATTGCAAAGAATACATCTTCTCGTATCTTATTGACAAAAGCCCTCAAAGCTCAAACTATTGCACAACTAAAAAATGCTGCTGCAATGTTAACTAATCCTTATGTATTAGCAGCTGCCGCATTTGCAGGGCTTGGGTATGCAATTTACAAATGTGCTACAGCAGAATCTGTCTCCGAAAGAGCTATAAGAAAGCATAATGCTGCTATGGAGACTCAAAAAAAACATTTTGATGAATTGAAAAATAAGGCAGAAAGTCTTGTCAATATTATAAGAGATGAAACATCCAGTCAATTTGATAAATTAAGTGCATACAAACAACTTCAATCTATAATGCCAAATGTTTTAAAAAATCTTGATTTAGAGAAGATTAAAACAATGGAACTCCATGATATTTTAAAACTACTCAACAAAGATAAAAATGAGCAATATGTAATGGGGATTAAGGTTAGAGCTGTTATGAAGCAAGAAGAACTTGATGCAGCTACCGCTGAATGGCAAAAGGCTATCGATGAAGCTGAAAAAAATAGAAAAGATGGTATTGAAGATCCAGGATTAAGTATAAGAATTGGACGATTAGCCAAAAAGAAGAATGAAGCTGCAGAGTCTGCCCGTCTTGCAAAAGAAGAAGTAGAGAAAATAAATGAAATTCAGAAGAAAGCAAAGGAAGAACAAAAGAAAGAAGAAGAAAAAGCTGCCATTCAAAATAAAGCCTTTTGGACAAAACAAAAAGAAGATGCTACTAAAGCATTGGAATCAATCGCTTCAGCACAAAAGAAGCAAATGGATGCCGGAAAGTTCAAAGGGATAGATTCTGCTGTGGTAAAGTCTTATAAAGAAAATGTCAAGAAGCTAAAGGAGGCTGAAAAAGAATTAAAAGTCTATGATTCATCTTCCAAGAAGGATGACCAAGCGAAAAAGCTACGTGAAGAACAGGAGAAATATAAACTCCTGCTAGATAAGCAGAATAGAGAGCAACAGCGTATGAAAGAAGACTCTGCAAACCAACTAGAGCAGCTTGAAATAAATAAGCTTAAAGAGAGCAGTGAAAAGGTTCTAAAACAAAGGGAACTCAATCATAAACTAGAATTACAGGCTATTGGTCGCGAAGCTGAAGACAAAAAGTTAAAAGTGATTGAAGATGCTCGTTCCGCCTTTGATGCTAATCCTGACAATAAAGATAAAATCTTCAATGCATCAGCATATGTCAAGTCAGAGCCAGTAAAGAAACAGTTTGATGCATTTGATAAAGTTGCTAATGAAAAAAAGGAAACTACAGATTTAAAGTACAATCGTGGGGATGATTTAGCTGATTTGCTGAATCAGTATCAAGACTATACGGACCAACGCCTTGCTATTGAACGAAAATTCAACGAAGATATTGCCACCTTGCAGGAACAACGTAAGCAAGCGGTTAAGAATGGAGATACAGAACAGGTTGAACAAATTGATCGGTCTATTGCTCAAGCAACAAAGAACAAGGGAATGGAATTGATGGGCCTGGATTACGATAAGTTGAAAGAGTCTCCGGAGTATGTTCGTGCATTTGAAAATCTGAAAGAAACGTCTTCTGAAACTCTTAATTCTCTGCTTACTCAATTAGAGAATGCAAAGAGTACGGCTGCCAAAGTTCTTTCCCCGGACCAGCTTCGCGAATATACTAGTACTATTCAATCAATTATGGATGAATTGGATTCACGTAACCCGTTTCAATCATTATCTGACAAGAAGAAAGAATTAGCAGAAGCAGAGGAAGAGTTAGCTAATGCGCAAATGGAATTAGAGAATGCCCGTCAGACTGCCGAGGCTGTCAAGGGTGGAGCACAAATAGAGAATGGTGTCAAGTCCTCAAAATTCAACGAAAAGACTGGTAAAATTGATTCCACAAAAGCTTATCTGACCGAGGCACAGGCTTTGGATAAAGTAAAAGAAAAGACTTCGAGATACAATGAGGCGAAAGATAAGGTAGTACAAAAGGATGCAAAGGTAAAGAAAGCAGAAAAAGACGTAAAAGCACAGTTGGATGAATTATCAGACGCATTAACTGATGTTGGAAAATCAATCGGTGGACCGGCCGGAGAGATTATTTCTTTAATTGGTGAAATAGGAACCTTTGCATTGACTGCTATGAGTGGTGTTGAAATGGCAGCAGATACATCGGCTAACGCTATCAGTACAGTTGAGAAGGCATCTGTTATTCTTGCTGTTATTAGTGCCGTTATACAGGTAGCAACAAAGATTTTCAGTATGTTCACTAAGGACGATACGACAGAAAAATACGAGAAAGCGAAAGAAACGTATGAATCCTATATTAATATTCTTGATCGGATAATTGAGAAACAGCTGGAGTTAGCGGAGACCTTGACAGGAGATACCGCAAACGCTGTTTATGAAGCTGCTATTGCCAATATCAAAGAACAAAGCGCAAATGCCCGAGTACTGGGGCAACAATACTTAAATTCTGGTGCTTCTGGAAAGTCACACTCAAAGGGTTATGATGAAGTAGATGATATGTCCGGTGAAGGTTGGAAACAAGCTGCAGAGGCATTAGGCATGTCCGTAAAGGAATTTAAAAAGAAAATGGGTGGTCGTATGACTGGATTATTTGATTTGACCGATGAGCAACTTGCGGAACTTCAGGAACATGCCGGTATCTTCTGGTCTCAACTTGATTCAGACACGCAGAAATTTGCAGATCAAATCGCAAATGGTGTCGGGCAGGTAGCGGAGGTGCTGGAACAGCAAATAGCTGATACCACGCTTCTTGATTACAGCTCTCTTCGTTCAGACTTTCAGGACTTGCTTAATGATATGGACGCCGATTCTGCTGACTTCGCTGATAACTTCGAGGAATATATGAAGAATGCCATCGTAAATTCTATGCTTAAAGAAGAATTCATGGACAGCTTAATGGCTTGGAGAGAAAAACTTAACAATGCTATGGATGACGGTGTGACTGAAGATGAGTATAATGCACTGAAGGCAGAAGGGCAACAGCTCTCTAATGAAATGAAAGCAAAACGAGATGCAATGGCAGAAATGTTCGGCTGGAATGATAACGACGATGAGCGTGAGGCATCAAAGAAAGGATTTGCTTCAATGTCGCAAGATTCAGCCAACAAACTAGATGGAAGCTTTGCTGTAATGACTTCGCATACTTATTCTATAAATGAGGAAGTTAAGAGTATTAATTCAGGAACAGAGAAAATAGCAGAGAAACTGTCATATCTAATAAATATGGATAAGAATATGGCTGAAATGCTTCGGGGTAATGATACTATTGTTTCCCATTTATCGGATATCTCCAATTACACATCTAACCTTGTGGAAATAAGAGAGTTCATGTACGCTGTAAAGCTGGGAATAGACACGTTAAACACTAAAGGTATAACATTAAAGCGATGAAAGGGCAATTATTGATTGACGGAATAGAGGCATATACCAGCTTGGGTATATGTGTTACAAAGGGAAGTTATAATAATCTTGTAGCATTTCCTGCCATGAAGGAACCAGATAAGAATGATTGGCCGGAGGAGGATGGACAAGAATTCGATCTTTCTTGTCCTGCATTGGATACGGCCGAAGTAAGCATTGAATTTGCGTATATAGGCAGTTTGGGTATTGGTGGATTGATTGATATACTTTCTGACTTAAGCTATCATGAATTTTACTTTCCTTTCATTGACAGGAGTTATAAGTTACGTCTGTCTTCCCAAAGCAGCTATGTTATTAATCCGAGCCTTGAAGTTGCTAAATTTATTTTTAGTAACGACTTCCCCCGAGAAGTCGATTACGAATACCAGGAGCCCGTAAATGAGCTTCCAATGCCTAAAGGTTACGAGATTGATGACAAAGACTTATCCGATTATGGCGTAGTCGTATTGCAAGGTAGTAATGCTGAAATACTAAAGGCTCCGACGGTAAAAAAGAACCTATTACAGAATTTTAAGCGTCAAGACGGAGCAATCTACGATGGTGAAGTTGTGAAATTTCAGACGAAAGAAGTATCTCTCAAATGCCTAATGCGTACCAGAACAATTGAAGCATTCTGGCGTAATCACGATGCCCTACTCCATGATCTCACAAAACTGTCTGCCAAGGTCGATGATGAAGGATATGAGTATTCCGATGCGGAACGTATATTTTATTGCGATGAGTGGAGTGAAAGCTATCCCTGTTATTACAAGTCCTGTCAGACAAATACTTTTATGCTAAATAATGGTGTATGGTGGGAGTTCACTTTAAAACTTGTTTTTACCAGCTTCCGGATCGGAGAAACGGAGTTCTTGCTTGCATCCGAAGCGGGTGAGTTTATCATAACAGAGGATGGAGAATTTTATATTGATTTAAATTGAAGAGGCCATGGATGAAAAAGAAATGAATGGAATCGTAATTAAAGGAGAATATCATGAGGCGGTACAATGGGACCTGGAAGGATTCAAATGTCACAAATGTTCCCTTTATGAAGTTTGTGATTGTATAGCAACTTGTACATTATCAGATATGTCTCTTTGTGAACATATTACTGATAACAAATTGTCTGTGTTTGTCAATCGCGGAAAAGTGAAAATAGAAAAAGTATAGAAGCCATGCCATTAAAAAAGAAAAGAATATCAGAATTAGATGAAGCTAACGACATGAAAGGCTTCTTCACTATCGGATACCGAATTGTTAGCGGTGTTAAGACTAGCCTTAAATTCGGGCTAGAGAAGATTCAGACGGCATTAGATAATATGCTCAAGGCTACGAGTGATGCACAAATAGCAACTACCGATATGAGGCAGTTAGAAGCCACAGTTGAAGAGAATGAATCGACTCGTGAAACCGCTGAATCCCGTCGCAATGCTTCCGAACAATCCAGGCAAACTGCTGAAACCGAACGTTCTCGTGAAGAACAGGCACGGGAAGCAGCTGAATCCGTTCGTATCACTAATGAGAATGCACGTAAAACCGCTGAAAGTGGACGCTCTACTGCTGAAACTGCACGGGATAATGCAGAAAAGAAACGTGTAGCTGACGAAGGTACACGAGAATCTAACGAGCAGGTTAGAAAAGATTCCGAAATAGGAAGAGGCAATGCCGAATCCGAACGTGTGGCTAATGAGAATGCACGCAAATCTGCCGAAACTTCCCGTGTCTCCGAAGAAGATAAAAGAAAGACTTCCGAAACAGAACGTGTTACGGCTGAAACCGGACGTTCCTCTGCTGAAAATATCAGAAAGCAAAATGAAGATGCGCGTAAGACAGAAGAAGCGGCCCGCGTAACTGCTGAAGATAAACGGGTAATTGCTGAATCCGGACGTGTTGATACAGAAGCTAAACGTGTGTCGGATGAACAAACACGTAAAAGTAATGAAGATGCACGTAAGACCGCTGAAACAAGTCGTTCTTCTGCTGAATCGGAACGTGTGAAGGAAGAAGACAAACGAAAAACTGCGGAGAGTGGTCGTTCTTCCGCTGAATCTACCCGTGTTTCTGCCGAGGATAAGCGGAAAGCAGATGAAGCGACAAGGGAAACGAATGAAACCTCACGTGTGGCTGCCGAATCTGAACGCGTTACCGTCGAATCTGAACGTGTATCTGCCGAAACCGCCCGCAAGTCAGCGGAGACAAACCGTGACTCCGAAGAAGATAAGAGAAACGCTGCTGAAACTTCCCGCGCTACGGCTGAAACTTCCCGTTCGTCAGAAGAAGACAAGAGAAAGCAGAATGAAGATGCGCGTAAAACTGCAGAAGGTACTCGCGGATCAAATGAGGCTAAGCGTGTAAACGCTGAAACGGAACGTGTCGAAGCAGAGTCTCAACGTAAGTCAGAGTATGCCGGTATTGTGCAGGAAATGACACAGGCAACAGAAGAAGCCACGGCAGAGCTTGAAGCCGTTAAGAAAGCTACTAACGATGCAAATGCCGCTAAAAATGCGTCTGTTGAGCAGACAGCCCTTGCTAAGAAAGCCACGGATGCGGCTAATACTGCGGCTGGTAGTGTTAATGCAGCTAAAGATGCTGCAACTACTGCGGCTGCAGGGGCCAATGCTGCTAAAGCTGAATCAGAAGCTCAAACCGCCTTAGCGAAGAAAGCGACAGATGAAGCAAATACGGCCAAGGATGCATCTGTTGAGCAGACAGGTTTAGCAAAAAAAGCGACTGACGATGCGAACGCTGCTGCACTGGCTGCTAATAATGCTGTATCGGGAGTTGATGCAAAAGTGAAAGCTGCTGTCGATGCACTTGTTGCCGGTGCTCCGGATGCTCTCGATACACTTATTGAGTTAGCGAACGCACTTAACAATGATCCTAACTTTGCCACGACGATGGCAACAGAGCTAGGAAAGAAACTTAATATTTCTGATATTGTTAATAATCTGACAAGTGGAGGGACTAATAAAGTGCTTTCTGCCGAACAAGGAAAGGCATTGAAAGCAGCTTTGGACTCCCATAACCATGATAGCAGATATGAACTGATAATCACTAAACTGACCGCCTTTAACAAGAATTTCGGTACGACCGCCGGGACTGTATGTGAGGGTAACGATTCGCGTTTGAGTAATGCACGGCCTCCATTAGCGCATACGCATAAGGTATCTGAAATCAGTGATTTCCCTACCTCAATGCCTGCAAGCGATGTGCCTGCATGGGCGAAGGCTGCTAGTAAACCTAGTTACACAGCAAGCGAAGTAGGTGCATCTCCATCTAATCACAATCATGCAGGGGTCTATCAACCAGCAGGAAGTTATGCAGCGAGTTCGCATAAACACGGAGCAACGGATATTACTCCGGATAGTACTCACCGCTTTGTTACTGATACAGAAAAAGAGACCTGGAACAGTAAGGCTGCGGGAAACCATAATCATGATTCTACGTATCAACCAAAAGGGAATTATGCAGCTTTATCACATAAGCATTCGGCATCTGACATCACGGATGATTCTATACATAGATTTGTCACAGATTCGGAAAAAGATGCTTGGAATAGTAAAGCGGCAGGAAATCACAACCACGATTCAGTATACCAACCTAAGGGTAGTTATGCTGCAAGTTCTCATAAACATACAGCGACGGACGTTGAAGAAGATTCGACTCATCGTTTTATGACGGATGCAGAACGTACAAAACTTAGTGGAATAGCCTCCGGAGCTAATAATTACTCTCATCCGGCTTCTCATCCAGCATCAATGATTGAAGAAAGTACTACAAGAAAATTTATGACTGATGCAGAGAAAACTTTACTAAGTTCTCTCGAAACTAATGCAATTCAAGTAAACAGTCAAAGTTTAGGACAAA